GCGCAGAGTTCCCGGCACGTCTTGAGAGGCCGGTGTCCCCACCCGCCTTGCAGTCGAACGCGATCGCCGGCGCGTGTGCGCCTGCGCACAGCGGGTGGCATGGGTCGCCGGGCATTGGCGTGGATCCGTTTGCCGCGCTGGTGATCTGGGTGGTATCGAACGGAACTGGGAGCAGCGGCGTACCGCGGCCAGTGCCATCCTCGCTCCCGTCGAAGCCTGCGCCGCGCAGGGTGTGGGCAACGGGCTGCACGAGGAACGTCTCTACCTCGAAGTCGATCCGCATGCCCTTGGCCGTCAGGCATGCGGCCACTTCGATCTCCCCGCTGAGCCTGCCCCCGCCGTAACCCGCGGTGTGGGGAATCAGACTGCTCCCCCCGTCGCATTCGGCGCGTAGCCCTGGGCCGCCACCGCTTGAAGCGCGAGCCGTAAGGGTGCTGGCAGTTCCTTCCCACGCGCCGCGGCGCGGCGCAGAATCCCCGCGCAGGCGGTCGGGCTCAAGAAGTACCGGGGATCGATGGGCCCAGTCTCCAGTATCGAGGACAGCGAACACGCGACGGCGCCGCTGCGCCACTCCGAACCACTGCGCGTCAAGCACGGACCATTCGACGAGGCCGCTGTCACCCAGCGCAACGCCTTCGGATCCCCAGCCACCTGCGGGGACAGTGAGCTCGCATCCTGCCATTGCACCAACCACGACAGCAAAGTCTCGCCCCTGGTTGCTGCTGAAGGCGCCGGGGACGTTCTCCCAGACGAGCCAGCGTGCACCGCAAAAATGTCGAGCTGCATTGAAAATCCTCATTTGCTGATGGAACAGGCTGGACCGCGCGCCGCCGAGGCCAGCGCGGCGTCCAGCGACGGACAGGTCCTGACAGGGGCTGCCGCCGATCACCACGTCAATGGCGCCGAGAGCCTTGATCTGTTCGTCGGTGATATCGGTGACGCTGCCGAGATTCGGCACGTCGGAGAGACGGTGACGCAGCAGGGCGCAAGCTGCTGGTTCGATCTCGGCCACGCCCACACACTGCCAGCCGAGCGGGGCCCAAGCCAAATGCGCGGCCTCCATTCCTGAGAACAATGAAAGATATCGAGTCAAGGGCTAGCCTCCGCTATAGAGGCTGTCGCAAGGACCACCGGAGTTTCATGAGGACATGAGCTGCGCCTTAGACCTGTAGAATCGGATGTTCCACGGATTAGGTGCGTGCTATGTCGATGTCTTTTGAGTTGAGCGATTTTTTTGCTGTGAAAGCTCATGGTTTTGTAGGTGAAATCAGCGTTACCCGGCTTAATGGAAACGAATGGAGCGTGCACATCGGTGTTCGAGGCATTCCCGAGTCCGCTCGACAAGTCGCTAGCCGCTTCAGTTCTATCGAGGACGCACGCAACGGGGGCATCAGGGCGGTCCTGTCGGTCATCTCTGAGGCTACCGATATCCATACCCCAAATATTGCGTTCTGGATGTTGCCCGCTGCAGTTGAACGCAGCGATGGTCAGGGCAATTTCGACGGTGCCATCGAGGCTTACGATGCGGGTGGCCTCACCGGCAGGTACTACGTGAAGTTGCTCGGTGGTTTTCCTCAGGGGCGCGATGCTGCCCTCTGTACTGCTCGGAGCAAGATGGAGGGTGCCGTGGACGTTACCGAGGATGGAGAAATCTGCTTCTGCTGATTGATAGTCAGGGGGCTTCAAGTCGATCCTAGGCGTTGACGGGGACTCTGGGGTTGTTTGGCCGTGATCATCGACAAGGCTCATCGACGTTGTGTTTCCCGACGATTTGGCGAATGGACTGTCTTTGCTCATGCCTGGGTGTCCTTGAGGTACTGGTCGAGTCGTTCGAGCAGGTAGGTGGTTTCGCGGTCCCATTTGAGGCAGTCGTAGGGGTTGATGACCTTTGTGGCAGCGATCTGCTGCAGCGCTTGGAGGGGGGCGCGGAACCAGAAGGGATCGAAGGGGAGGGCGGCGCGTTGGTCGCGGCTCGGCGGCGGCGGCGTGCACTCGGGCCCGGCCAGCCATTCGGCTTCGTGGCAGTCCAAACACACGCCGTCGCGCAGCCGGTGCCTCTTGGAGGGCGGCTGCGGCTTGGGGTGTAAGTAGAGCGCGCGCACTTCCAAGCCTCGCTTGCGGCCCTGCAAGACGTCGCTGGGCAGGGCTTCCAGCCACGGATCCGTCGTGTAGCGCGGCCGACATTCGTAGCGGACAGGCTTCTGCAGGCCGTACAGCTGACTCATCAGGACTGCGTTCCACTCGGCCACGGTCGCCGCCGGCACTGGCTCACCGGCGGCGCCAGTGCGGCGCATGGCGCGCAGGGTGGCGGCCACGGTCGAGGTCTGGGCGCTGGCCTGGCTCATGCGCCGCGCCCCTGGCTGCGGATCTGCTGCAGCATCTCGGCGAAGTGGGCTTCGTTGCAGAGTTCGAGCCAGAGGGTGGCGACGATGGCGGCGATGCCGCCGCCGGCCAGAACGCCCATCAGGAAGGAGGCGAAATTCATGCTGCGTTGCCACCCGTCCCGGGCGTGCCGCTGAAGCGCTGGCGGCGAGCACGCTCGGCCAGGTCGTTCTGCACGGCCTTGTCGTAGCCGGCGCGGACCAGCTGGCCGACACACTCGTGATGGTTCCAGCCCTTCCGGATAGCCTGGGTGCGGACGGACTGGGCGCGGGCGAAGTGTTCGTAGGTGGTGACGCTCATGCGGCCACCGCCGGCTTCTTTTCAACGGCCGAGGCAAGGAACACCCGCAGACGTTCAAGGCTGCCCGGCGGCAACCCTACATAGGTGTCGCCGACCTGCATGCCTGGGCCACCCTCGTCGTCGGCAAGGAGGCGGGGCGCCCGCCCATGGGAGCTGCCGAAGAGCGTCATCGTTCTTGCTCGGGCGCCGCGCGGCTTCCGCCAGCCCGAGACCAGCCAGACGCCGTTGTCCATCGTCAGGTTCACTCGCATCCCGAACCCGGCGACTTCGATCACTGCAAAGCTGGTGGCTGGAGCGCTCATGCCGTCACCTTGACCAGGTCGGCGTTGTCGCGGGCGATCTCGATCCCGCCGGCGGGGACCATCCCGAGGCGCGCGCGCGCGGTTCGGCTCAGCGCCATGGCGGCGTGGGCGAGGTCTTTGCAGAGCTGGGTGGCCTCTTCGGGGGAGAGGCTGACGATGACGCCACCGGCTTTGATGACGATGGTGGCGGTGCTGGTGCGGGCTTCCACGACTGGGTGGGCGCGCGCGCTGACGATGAAGCTGGCCATGGAAGTCTCCGTACCCCGGCCCGGACGGGCTGTTACTGGGGCGACGGGGCAACATTACCGAAACGGTTATTGATGGTCAATACCGAAACGGTAATTAAATTGCGGCTCGTCTGGCGCTAGGCAAAAAAAAGACCCCGGCTGGCGGGGTCCTTCGTGCGCTGGGCGGCTTCCACTACCCATACCTGGCCCGGAGAAGGCCGGCATCTTCGAACGTCACGCCATCGCGGATGCAGTCGAGCGCGCGTTCCAAATCTTGGTGTAGCGACACCAGTTGATCATCGCTGAGTTCTTCTATTCCAGCCAATCCGAAGCACGCCTGGTCAATCAATAGCTGCATCGACGGACCCCAGTGATGCCGGTAATGCCGAATCATCCGGTAGTGCGAGTCCCTCGTGATGCTGTCCATGCCCTGGGGCACGTGTTTCGTAACCAATCGAAGCCGGGGCGAGGTCAGCCGTTGATCGGCACCTCCGTCCATCGCTTTAGCCAGTCGCTTTGCCAGTTCCTGCAACTGGTCCTCTCGTAACGCCATCCTTACCCCCTGTTCGCTCCAACCGTTCAACAAACGCACGCATGAAATCCAGTACGTTGCTGTCGTCCAGCGACCGAGCCTCCGCCACGATGGTGTCGTAGGCGACCGCTAAGGCCTCTGCATCGATGGCCGGCACTGGGCCGCCACCGCGGATCTCCGACACCAACTGCAGCAAACGTATTGCAGAGCGGAGAGTAGGGACATCAAGTCCCAAGGCGTGAGATTCGCCGGCTGGTCGATCCAGCGTTCCGCTGGGAATGCCCATCGCAGCTTCGAGGTCGCGTGCAAGGCGATGACCTATCCCTTTCGGGTTGGCCTCCGATATCCACTGACTGACCTGGGGTTGTTGCCAACGCGAGCCACCGAACTGGCGGGCCCATTCGGCTGGGCCACCGGCCGCAGTGACGCGGTCACGCATGTTGATCGTTCTGAGGGTGCTGGCATCCATGGCGGCAATGGTCCTATCCATTACCGTTTCAGGAAATGACCGAAACGGTATTGCGTGGGCATAACCAAAACGGTAATGTAGGCCCCATGAACCTTACCGACTACGCCACTTCGAAGGGGGGCACCGCCAAGCTCGGCTGCCCGATTCTGGCCAGCACGGCCACGGCAGCTAAGTGCAGTGCCGCCACGCTGTACATGATCGCGCGAGGCCATAAGCAGGTGAGCGCCCGGCTCGCTGTCCGTATCGCCACCGCGACTGGTAACAAGGTCACCACCAGCGACCTGCGGCCCGACCTGTTCGGCGTTGCTGCGACGACGGGGTTCGTTCCCGTGGCAGACGCAGTGTTGGTCGCTCCAATCACCAAGCGCGCGCTGCGCGAGAAGCTGGGGCTGGGCAATGACGGACACTTGGCCAAGCTGCTGAAGCTTCCTGTTGCCCAGGTCCAGGCCTGGCCGGAAGAGCAGGGCGTCCCAGCCCTTCCGCAGGTTCTGCAGCTGCTCGGCGGGCAGGTGCCTGCGCCAGTGGACACCCGGCCCGATGACCCCGACGCAGACCGCATCGATCTCGGCGTCCACGCCGCCTAACTGGCCGTCCCTGGCCTTCATCCCTGAACTGAATTCATCCATGGCGCTGATCGTGCGCCAGCCGGGCCCAGCCCGAAACCTTGAAATACCCGTCTTCCCAAGGTGACCCATGACCTGCCGTACTTCCTCGATTAACTGGCTCGACTGCCTCTACAACGCCGTGCGCAAGACGCCGGGCGGTGTGATCGAGGCCGCCAAATGGCTGACCGACCGCCGCGGCAAGTCCATGCACCCGGAGACGCTGCGGGCGAAGCTCAACGGCACCGAAGGCGAGTCGGTCACCATCGAAATCGCTGAGCTGCTGACGGAGTGGATGCAGCAGAAGGCGGGTGGCAGCGATTACGCACTGGAGTGGATGCAGGCACTGGCCAGCCAGTTCGGTATGTCTGTCGACGTCGTGCCGCCGGCGCCGGAAGGCGGCTGGCCCAACGAAATGACCGCCATCCAGATGAAGCTGTTGGAGATCACCAGCCGGGTGGGCAACCTGTCTGGCGCCGCGGTGGACGCGTTGGCCGATTCAAGGATCACCAGTGCCGAGGCCGGGCTGATGATCAGCGAGATTCGCGCGCTGCGGACCATGGCGCACCGCCTTGAGCGCAACGTGGCGCGCGCTGCAGGCAAGGGCAAGCAGGCGGGGAGGGCGGCGCGATGAGTGCCCTGGCCCGAGCCACCGATATCGACACCAGCTACGATGCCGCCGTGCACGTGGTATCCAGCGGCCTGCAGGCCATCCAGCAGGAGCGTGCCGCCAGTGCCCTCAACGTGCACCCCGGCATGACCAGCATGGAGCTGGCCAAGGCCTCCGGCCACGACCGCTACATGCTGGCCCGTCGCCTCCCTGAACTGCTTGAAGACGGCCGCGCGTGGCGTGGCCCGAAGAAGCCGTGCCAGGTCAGCGGCCGCAGCGCGTGCACCTGGTGGCCGGTTGCCCCGGGCGAGAACCTGGCACTGGGGCTCTGACATGAGTTTCGAAGCATTCGCATGGGCTGCCCGGCAGCGGGTCACCAGCACGCAGAAGCTTGTGCTGTTGATGCTGGCCGAGCGCCACAACAAGGACACCGGGCAGTGCCGCCCGAGCCACGACACGCTGGCGGACGACTGCGGGCTTACCCGCCGCTCCGTGATTGACCAGATTGGGCGGCTGGCCGATGCCGGTTACATCACCGTCCTGGCGCGGGCAAACGGCAACGTCAAATTGCCCAACTAGTACCTG